GGACTCCGCCATCAACTGGTTCAATGTCTCCTCCATATACTCAACCCGACCCGTCTTATACGCCTCTGGATGAAAGGGAACCCACAAACCAACAGGACCAACGAACACGTCGTGGTTAGGATCCACCTCACGCAACATCTGACAACGCAGCTCAGCCTCCTTCTGTGACCCGAACACACCACGCACCTTCAAACCACGTATGGATGTCTGGAAATTGTGCTTCTCGCCAAACTCATTTTCTAGGTCATCCTCGTGCTTATCTAGGAAAGTCTTATATTCATCATAAATATTCGTCTTTTGAAGAGTGACCTTCTCCTCTTTAGCAAACTCCTGAAAATCCTCCGAAATCTTGTCAAAATTCACGTGATATTTGAATGAAACAAAGTTAAGGAATTGGACGAACTTCTCCATCGACTTTTGATAGTCCCAATAATGAAGGAACTTCTCAAAAAAGAAATGGTCCTTTTGCTTCAAAATAGGTTCTGGAGAAACAAAAGACAAGCAGGCGAACTTTTGACCGGCAATTGGCTTGTCCTCTTCCAACAAATCAATATATTTTGGGTTAACGGCGCCAGACTTGCTTTGTTTAAGTTCAACACCGAGTGGTGCGGATGAATCAGGTGAAGTTGCGTACATTGAATGAATAAACGACGATATAATATACTACATTATAGATATTTAAGTGTTTTAAACGCATTGTTTTTAGAATATATTCATTCTATTCATTCTATTAATGGTAATTCATAAATAATAATTTCTTTCCATTATTTATAATAATATTTCAAAATGACCGCTGGAGTTTTTGATTTAGGCGAACTCGTGAAGAGAACCATTAAGTATTTGGTGGAGGGTGTTATGGTGGCTATCGCCGCTTATGCTATCCCTAAACGCAGTTTGTCGTTTGATGAGGTTGCGCTTATCGCACTGACTGCCGCCGCAACCTTTAGTATCTTGGATACTTATGTCCCCAGTTTGGCTGTATCCGCCAGGACCGGTGCTGGTTTCGGTATCGGTGCCAACCTCGTCGGCTTCCCGACCCCTCTCCGCGTGTAAAATTGCGTAGCAAGTGCGCCGCCGCCGCAACGACGACGACGACTGTAATATATATTTAACCCAGTATATATTACAGAATTATGGTAGTTTTACCAAAATTAAACGAGTTCCGGACATTTATAGGATTGCCGCCTCCGAAAAATGAAAGTGGCGCTGTCACCGAAATGCGTCAACGATTTGGTTCATATTATTATCATATTGTCGAACGCGACCCAGACCGATACCGAATATTTATTGCTTTAGGAATAACATATATTCTTGTCTTGCTCGTCCAACAAAAGCGGTATTATTGGTGGTATCCCACATTTAATCTTACGATATCTGGGTTCGGTAAAATGTATCCCGACAGTAAGACCGAGATAAATACCGTCATCACAGAATATATTATGAAACGAATGCCAAGCGATGTTGCGTTTTTTCGGCTTACGGATATAAATCCTGCGGCCGCATTTACAACTGTAATCAGACCAGAAGAAATGTCTGTCGACGAAATGGACCGTATTCTGACGGGTATGCGTGTAACGTTTATTACATTAATGCTGAAACGAATATATAATCGCGCGCGACCGGCGCTTGTCGCACCCGAAATAATCAATGAAGCGAATGGTACATTATTACACTCTGATTCAGCAGATACACCCGCATATCCGTCAGGTCACGCAGTCCAGACGTATTATTTAGCTAAGATACTGTCGCGGAAATTTCCCGCCAAAACGCAGGCACTAATGGAGGTCGCGACTAAGTGTGCGAATATCCGGATTATGGCGGGACTTCATTATCCAAGCGATCGTGATTTCGCGTGGTGGGTAGTTGACCATTATTTGACGGAGGTCTAGCGCCAGCCGTCACCGCCTCCTATTCTGCGGCGGATTCTTTGGCTACTCACCGTCACCGTCACCGCCTCCTATTCGGAGCCGGATTCTTTGGCTACTCACCGTCACCGTCACCGCCTCCTATTCGGAGCCGGATTCTTTACCAAGTCCAGCATCAATTTCTCATAATCCACAAAATGGTTCTCTATATCACTATACCCCGGCCGCTGTGTGACGCAAATCGGAGTAATGAGATACCATCTGTCCGCGCGCTGAAGTTGTTTCCAGTACACATCCACCGCATACGCACTTTCATTTCCTGGATTGGATTCAAGTTGCGCAACACCTTCTTCAAAATTACGAAGGAGTGTATCATAATACCGACTACATACCAAATAGCACCCAGTCGTCTGGCAATTCGCAATTCGAAAACAGCACGGCGATTCTATTTTAAATGGCGGGTAATTATTCCCCGAAAAAAGCACGACATCCCAATTATCTTGAAAGTTCGATAAAAAAGAGGTCACCTGAGTCGAGAGAATCTCCGGATGTTTCACCAGCGCATCATCTTCCATAATAAGAATGTGATCCCATCCATTTTGTTTGGCGAATCGAATACACTCGATATGGCTTTTGGAGCACCCTATCGCCCCACGATCGTGCTTAATGGCCGAAAAACGCGTAATTGGGAAAAATGTATATTCATTCGGATAATCCTGATATAATCCTTCAAAGTGCGACTCGAATTGCGCACGACGGTCTGGCCGTGAATCCAGATTGATATATATCGCGTGTTTGATATCTGAAAATCGCCTGAGTGGTGGTTCCATTTTAAACCAGATAATACGGGTAATAATACGGGTAATAATATAAATAAATATAGTTTATTTCTATTAATTATTAACATCAATATTTATATTTTAATTATGCCAAATTCGATAAAGATAAATGTAAATGTAAACATAACATTTTCAACGTGTTGGTATAATTTAAAAAATCGTCACGGAACATCACAACACCTATTATGGATGCGTGGTTTTATCCGTATTGTAAACGGTTTTTTTCTTGTTATTTACACGGACGAAGAATCGTCAAAATTAATTATAGATGAAATTGAAAAAATAGACAATAACATTTCGAAAAGAAGAATTAAGGTGGTTGTTAAACCATATACTGAATTTTATAATTATAAACACGTTGATTATTGGATAAACAACAACAACAATCCTGTATGTAAATTATATGATATAGCTGACTGGCGCTTGAATATGTTATGGTGTGAAAAAGTTCATTTTGTAAACGAAACAATCGACCGCCAGTATTTTAATACAGAATATTATGGATGGTGTGATATTGGATATTTTCGCGATACGCTGATACCGCAATATACATTTTTAGATATGCCGAATACTTATACTAAAATGATACGTGATGAATGGCCTAATCCTGCGAAAATAAACGCATTAGATAAAACCCGTATTTATTATGGATGTAATACGAGTCCGGACTCGACGCCTCTAGCTTTAAAATATTATTCCGAACATTTCCATTCATCTAATTTAAATAAAGAAACTGGACTTCCGGTAATAAAATATAATAAACAAGCACATTATATTTCTGGTGGGTTTTTTATAACTGGTCGTGAAAAAATGAAATGGTGGGTGAATACATTTCAATCTACACTTGAAAAATATATCTTACATAATGAGGTGATACAAGATGACCAACAATTGATCGCGGATTGTATTTTTACACAGAATTCTGATATTAATGATAAGGATTTTTGTATTATAAAAGTAAACGAAACAAAACCAGATAAACTATGGTTTATGTTTCGACATTTGTTATTATGATGAAACGACGAACCGAATCAATTTAAAACCATAATTATTTATAATACAATCTAATCCGCAATAATGATAACTGCGACGATTATGGGTGGGTTGGGAAATCAACTGTTTCAGATTTTTGCGACTATTGCCGCCGCACTACGAAACAATGATACATTTTTCTTTTTACAACAAGAGGAAATATCTGGGCATCCTGGGCATCCTCGTTTTACGTATTGGTCCACATTATTTCGTGGATTGCGTTCTTATCTTACTCCATCAAATACCACCACCTATAAATTGGTTCAGTCCTTACCGACTTGGAATGAAATTGGGTTTCATTATACACCAATTCCAACCGAGACATTGAAATACCCCAAGCCACTTCGTCTTCACGGTTATTTTCAAAGCGAAAAATATTTCGCGGATAAATACGTGGATATATGTGATCTGATTCAACTCCAACAACAGAAATCCTGGATAACACAAATGTATTCAAATGAATCGTGGAGCGGAGATTACACGGGAAGTCCAACAAAAAAACGTATATTGGTAAGCACGCATTTTCGTATAGGTGATTCTGTTTTGAATTTACATATACATCCAGTTATGTCTGTAGAGTATTTTTATCGAGCGATTTCGCGTATCGCAGCAGAGACTTCTGTCTCCGACGCATTGACTGTTCTCATATTCTACGAGCCGTGTGATAAGGATATTATTGTTAGACAAGTCAGTGAATTAAAACAATTATGTGCGACAGACATAAACGGTCCAGCCTACGGGCGTGATATCCAATTTCATTTCGTGCGTGATACAATAGTGGATTGGCAGCAGATGCTTTTAATGAGCGTTTGCGACCATAATATCATTGCGAATAGCACATTTAGTTGGTGGGGTGCGTATTTCAACGCAAATCCTGCGAAAATCGTTTGCTATCCAAGTATTTGGTTTGGACCTGCTGTCGTACACAATACGAAGGACTTGTGTCCTGAATCGTGGACGAAAATAGAGGCGACGGTGATCGCGAACTTTTGAATGAGTGTGTCTACGGCGTCGCTATAAACACCCAATTAAGTTCAATACATATCTGTTTCCAAATTTGGTCTTGTTCTATCCGTTTCTCTCGGTCTTTCAACATCGGGAAAAACGGCAGGAATTCGCGTCGTCCAAGGAGTTCACATAACTTATATACTGTATAATAATAATTCAGGAAATTCACCCGGTCGTCTGGGCAGAATTTCGCATAAGGACCCTGTATTTCCATAAACAGATTACATAATCGGTCCTCCAA